CTCTGTGTCTATTCTGGTTCTGCGTGGCAGACCGTTACCTCCGTTTGAGTGCCCAACGAAATGCAGGCGTTGTTTATGGCAATTCGGTCATTCGTGACACCGTCCCCCACGGCTCCAAAATCCTCCACGCTCACCGACTCGCGCAGCTTGTCCTGCACGGTGGTGATGACAGCGCCGGTGCCTGCGGGCAGGTAACTGACAAGGCTGGCATCGCCTACTGGCGTGATGTTGTCCACCGTCCAGATCAGCGCGTTAACAGAGTCGTACAGCGCCAGCTTGTACGGGCCTGCGCCCAGCCACACGTTAGCCTCGCCGCGCGAGTCCAAGATGACCGGGTTGGTGTTGGCTACCGTACCGGAGTAACTGGTGTACGTCGCCAACGGGGTAGTTGACCCAGCAGCATAGCTGTACAGCTTGCCGCCAACCAGCGGCGTGCCGTCGTCAGCGAAGAATTGAATCTTGGGAACTGGTGTAAGTGCTGCGGTCATAAGAGCCTCAAACGGAGGTAACGGTCTGCCACGCAGAACCAGAATAGACACAGAGTTTGGCTAGTGTAGTGTCGAAGATCACTAGGCCGGTAGCAGGGCTGCTGATAGCGTTCTTCTGCGTGGTAGTCATGTTAGGAAATCTAAACCCTTGGGTTGTTGATTGCCCGTCCAAGATGGCAGACGCAGCCGGTGCGCCGTTAATCCCCAAACTGCCGCTAGTAAATACCAACGCGCTGCCCGTCGCCAAAACAGACGTTGACGACGCATACGCCACGCCGTTGGCCGTAAAGGTTGACAACCCCGTGCCGCCATTAGCCGTTGGCAAGATGCCGCTGACATCAGCCGTTAGGTTGGCGCTGTTCTTCGCCGCCAGCGTACCCAGTTCAGCACGGGGCGCAAGGTCGTCAACGCTGGTTGGTGTAGGTACGGACGGGGCTAAATCAGCAAAAGTAATGCTGGCAGCAAAACCATCCAAAGACGGCGGCCCAACTTGCAAGTCGGTCAGCGAGGTGGTGTTTGACCCCTCACCTGTCAAATCAAACAAGTTGACAAAAAACCGATACCACTCCCGAGACATCAGCCCCGTCTTGGCGTCAATCACCGGCACTCGCGGTGCAGGAATCTGAGTAAGATTACTAGGCATTGGTGCCGCTAACCTGAAGTTCTGCGCCCATGATAGCGACCTTCACCGGGTCTGTGCCGGAGACTTCATACACCCGATCTCGCAGCTTGAGCGTCATGCCCAGACGCCGCCAGAACACACGATGGCTAAACTGGCCGATCTCGCCCATGTCAGACCAATGTTCGTTACTCCAGGTGTGCCCGCCGTCATCTGACCACCGCAGCATGACCCGTGGCTTCATCATAGTCCACACAGTCTCGTTGAGCAGGATGCCAAAACCGTCTTCGGTCAGCAATTCACCGCCGTCTTCCAGCAACAGCAAGTCGTACAGATTCTCAACCTCAGTCGGCCCGATAGGATCAAGATAGTTCAGCCCAACGCCAGACTCGCAATCCAATTGCAACGCATGGTGCGCGGTGCGCTTGAGGTCGTTCTGTCCGGTAGGGATCGCTCGCCAAGACCGCAACCATTTCTGAATCTCACCGTTGTCGGCGTAGGTGTCAAGATCAAGCGCGTAGATGTTGCCGTTCTCGTAGTCGCCAACAATCGTCGTGCCGCCAAAATTGCATTGGCAGTTTGACCGATGCCGAGTGAACTCACCATCCGCAAACCCGGCGCGCTCATGCCATGCGCTTGTGGCGACGTCGTACACCCAAGTGGCTTCAGCAAAACTTAGCACATAGAAGGCGTGGCCCTCTTGCTGATAGCTGTAGGCTACAGCGTCGCTCAGATTGCCGTATTGAGCGATAGCGTATTCAATAGCGTGCGTGCTGACGCGCTGCGCGTTGTAGCCAGCGGTGCGGTAGACAATGCCCTGGCCGCGCGCGTCGGTGCCTAGCCACCACAAAGAGTTGTCCAGCTTGGCAACAGAGTACGGGGCAACGCAACCAACCTCAGAAAACGCGCCTTGGATGCGCGTAAGCGGGAAGTCGGCCAGCCCTGCGTCGTACCAGACCTCAACCGAATCAGCCCCAAACAGCCACGCTTCGCGGTTGTTAATGTTGACGGCCACCAGACCGTCAGGTGACCCCTCTGCGCTGGCGAAGTCCAGCGGGTCAATCTGAGTGCCTTCAAGCAACGAAGTGACCCAGATTCGCTGACCGCTTGGCTCGTTGAAGACAAAGTAGCCATCCAAGTAGCCAACCGTCTTCGCGCCGGGGAAATCTATGTCGGTGATCTGCTGAAAGACGTTGGTGGCTTCGTTGTAGATGTAACTCGGGCCGTTACAGGCAAAGAAAATCTGCGTGCCGTTGTCTGCAATCGACACGGGGCCAGTACCAGACACATTGCCCAGCTTGACCGGCGTGCCGGTGGTAGAGGTCAGTTTGTAGACCTCTGTGCCCGAGACAACGTAAAAGTCTGAGCCATTGGTCTGGTGCGCCCACAAGCCTCGGATTGGGCCGGTGCCAACGGTCTGAAGAAACGCCAGCCCAGGCGCTCGGTTAAGAAACGCAGGCTCTTTGCCGCCTTCTGGGATCACTTCTGGAAAAAGATTCACCATGCGGTTTGCCGCAGCATTGACGCTGCGAGCCACATAGCTGCTGCCCAGAATAGGCGTGTGCATTAGTAGTTACCCGCATAGACGTTGAAACGCTGGCGAGTCGCCACAATCGCATACGGCATCGACATCACATCATCAGGGTTGTTGATGCGCTTGAGATTGCGTTTGCTGGTCATCGCAATACGCTGAACCGTCTGCGATGGCTCAACGCCAAACTCAGGCGCGATCTCGCAGGCAAGGTTGTACTTAAAACACCGCAGGTAACCCGGAGGCATATAGATTTGCGTTGCCAGCGTGGCTGGCGCAGCCAGTTGCTGCACCGATACAAAGTGCCATTCCAAATCCCGTGTAGGCTTGGGATAGATGGTCATGGTGATGTCGGGAAAAGTCATGTTGACGAAGATCACCTGCGGGTAGGTGCTCGTCACCGTCTTCACGGCAATGCCGTTGTACTGCTGCTGGTTGATGAACTTGATGCCATACGACACGTTGGTGCCTGGGTCGCGGTAATACGTCGCGTTGTCCAGCAACACAGGCCGCACGCCAACAAAGTTGCCCGTAGGCCCAAGCGTGCGCTCAATCACACCAGACGGCCAAGTGAACACTTGGTCAAGGGTGTTGTAGATCATCAGACGCTCAGTAGACCAAGAGTCAATCATCTGGTTTAGCGCCGCAAGCGCATCCTGAGATGCGTCGGGGGAGGTAGTCTCGCCTTCTGCCAGAACACCCAAAAGCCGCAGAGCGGCGTTGATCTGATCTCCAGCAGTCGTCATGACTACCCCTCCTTTTTACGACGCGCCGTGAATGATTGAGAAATTGATCACCACCGCCTCAGACTGCGAGGTAGCGGTCAAGTTCCGCAGCGTAATGACCGCCGAGCCAGCCGCCAGACTGCTGACGTATACAGTATACGTCGTGGCGTCTGCTACCGAGCCACCTGACACGCACAGAATCAACACGTCGTTGGTGCTGATAGTGGTGTTGGTCAACGTAAACGACACCGCAGTGTTGCCTGCCAGCGCGGCGTTGTTCATCGTAATGCGGCCAGCCGACTTACTCAGCGTGACAGCGGTTGACTTGCTGGTCAACTGAGTGACCGTGCCCTGTGCTGCGGCTGTGTAGCCGATTTCGCTGGTTGCGTAGACAGTCGTGCCAACCACGGCGGCTGGAATGACAGCGCCAATGGTGCCGCCATCAATGTCTTGGTCGCTGTACGCAACGCCAATTGATTTGGTATTACCCATGTTCTAATCCTTTGAAAAATGGGGGCTGAAGCCCCCATTAGGTTAGGCGGTCTTGTAAACCGAATAAGCGTTGTCGCCAGTTTTGCGGAACCGATACATTGCGCTAGAGGTAACAGCAACGGTTGTCGTAGCGTTGCCGCCATCACTAAAACCCGTGCCAGTACCCATAGCCAAAGCAGCCGTGCCCGACGTGGTGCCGAGGTTGATCACAAACAGATCAAACGTGCTGCCAACCTTTGCGGATGAAACAACAGCTTCAATCAGAGCAGCCGATGGCAGCGTGTAGGTTTGGGCAGTAGTTGCGCCAGAACCAACCAGCAAGATGCCAGAGGTCACTTGAGCAGCCGACAGGGTAGCGGTTGCATCCGCCGACAAAGGCGTATTTTCGTAACCGAGAAGAACTTCGCTCAGATTGCCGCTACCAATTTGGTAACCGCCTGCGCCATTTGGAAAAGCCATGATATTTGCTCCTTAGAAAAAGTTTAACCCCAGATGCGGCAGGCCATCTGTGGACGAATGGTGCTGAAGCCGTACAGAACGTCAATACGGCAAGGCATACGGTCGTTGTTGATGTCGTACTGACGAACAACGCGCAGGCTGATACCGTTGTGAACAGCGCGTGCGGCCATGTCAACACCTTGCGGCAGCAAGAGGTCAGCAGTAGCAAACGTGATCGCGTCCTTGTGGTAGACCAGATTCTGAGCAAACTGCGTAGAAGCAGCGCCCAAGAAGGTCACGGCAGCGTTATCAGCAGGGAAGCTGTTAACAGTAGCCAAGGCGCTGTCGCTAGTGTAGATTGGCGGGCTGATTGCAACGCTCGTCCAAGCACCAGAAGATGCAGTAGCGGTGGCGGTGCAAACAAACTGCTGCAACGAACCCGTAGACTCACGGGTTTGTGGGTTGACCGAGAACACGTTGGCGATAGTGAAAATGTCGCCAACAGCAATCGTTGCCGAGCCAGTACCACCGTCAAGGTTAATCGTTGCTTGGCCTTGCGTGCTGACAGCACCGTTAACCAAAATCGTGTCAGTCGTAGAACGTGAGCCAGTAGTGTGCTGCTTGATTGACTGCGACATATTGATTTCATCAAAGCCAAGCACGCCGGTGCCCATCATGCCGTTCTTAAACTGCTTTGAAACAGTATCGGTTGGGTTAAAGAGGCCTTTCATACCTTCAACCAGAGCAGCGTTGGCAGCAGGGTTGACAGTGGCGTAGCGTGGCGACATAACCGCTGCGTTCTCGTTGAGTTTCTGTTGCGCTTGCAGCAGAACCAGCGAGGTGCCTGGGGTCGTGCCTGGGGTGCCAACAGCCGAATAGATTGACTTGTAGGCGTTAGCCACATCGGCGTCGATGCTGGAGGCCAATTGGCTGATACGAGGCTTCAGCACGCGGTCTGCAAAGTCGTCCAACTGCATCGTCAGTTCAGCGGAAGTGAAGTTCACGCCGATGTGCTTTTGGTTGGCAACAGACAGGGTGGTGAACTGCTCGTTGTCGTCCTGCACTTGCAGGGCGGCACCGTCCGTCACCAGAGCGCGGTCTGGCAGGCGGATACGCAGGGTTGAACCAATCTTGGCGCCTTCAACGGCGAACGAGTCGTCGTACTGGCGGTTGCAGTTGCGGGTGATTACCAGATTGTTCTCGAGGATTTCGAGAGCCTTCCGCGTAATCATGTCAATGGTAAGAATCGAATTAGCCACAATAATTTCCTTATGAAGTTAGTAACGGTTGCGCTCAAGTTTCTTCATCTGCCTAGCCCTGTCAGCCGCAATCCATTCGCTTGTGCTCATGGTTTTGATTGATCGAGGATCGGTAGTGTCGTAACTAGGCGCACCAGAAGAACGTGCGGTAACCGGCGCAATCGGGGTTGGTGCGCTGGTCGTTTTCTTGACAACGGGATTATCAGCCAATTTGGCCTCAAGTTTCCCGATTTCTTTGGCCTGCAAGATAGGCTGCAACTTGGAAATACGATCTGCTTCTTTGGGGTTCGCCCCCAAGAAATAAGCCACATCAGGGCCAATTTCAGATGCTTGGATCGACTGAGCCATCACTTCAGTAATCCGAAGGTTGGGGTTGTACGCAACTTGCTCAAAGTCCTCGTACTTGTCCCGTGCTTCCTCTTCCCTGTCGCGGTAGCTCTCAAGAGTTTCTGACTGCTGTTTTTGCACCTCACGCTCACGGATAATCTGCTCGGCCTTTTGATAGGCCAACGCCTCGGCGTAAGCCTCTGGCGTGTCAGCGTTTTCCGGTAACGGGGTAGGCGCTTGCTTTGCAGCAAACTCTCGTTCCATCTTGCGGCGTTCTCTTGCGAGACGCTTGCCGAATTCAGCGTTCAGTTCTTCCTGCGTGAACAGTTTCTCTGAGGGCGCTTCTTCAGCTACTTCCGGCGTTTGATCTTCTGGCTCAGGCGCTGCCGTAGCCACCTGTTCCGGCGCGGGCACTTCCGCTACTACTTCAACTTCTTCACTCATTTATTGAATCCTAAGATTCCCTGGTCAACGGGCCAGTACGGTTAAAAAATGTTTAAGGTTGGTTATAGCGAGCCAAACGCCATCAGCGCCCATGCCGTACCATTGTGTTCAACATCCGCCCATTGGCCTACCGCCAAAGTCTTCAGTCCGCCCACGCTCAACGTGCTTGCGCCAGTAGCCGCCGCAGTACGCACCACGCGAAATTTCAATCCTGCGCTGACATAAAGCGTGGAGAGCGTCACCGTTCGATTAGTCGTCAGCGGGGTGCTAAATATCTGGGTGGGTGAATCGGTGCCAGCCACAATGGTCACGTTTGCATCGCCTCGATCAGCCGATACCAGCGTCATCGTGCCAGTAAACAGGTTGTTGTATATGCGCCAAACACCTGTTGTGTGAGCTTGCGTGATCGGTGTTGGGCAACCGGAAACATCATTCTCAAAAATCTCTACATCTGTTGCGCTGTCGTCGGTGCGAATTCCAAGCGACGTGCCGTACATTTTGTTGCGGAATACGCGGATTGATTCCGACCCAGCCAAAGTACGCACGCGAATTCCGGTGCCAGATGCGGTGTCGCTTTTGGTAATTGTGTTGCCGTGAGCGTTGACACGTTTGCACACAGCCGGTGAGCCGTAAGTGCCAAGATAAATTCCAAAACCTGGGCCTGTATTGCCGGTAAGGTCAACCACGTTGTTAGAAATTACAACGTCAAGGATTTCAGTTGCTGCGCTTCCACCAACAAGAATTGCCGATCCATTTACGGCACTATTTCTAACAATGTTTCCGGTGACAGTAAAATTCTTTGTAACCGCAGAAGTCGTGCTGGCAACGACAATAGAACCGTTGTCAAATGTGTTGTCAGAAATAACCCAGTTTTCACCTGTGCTTTCAACGCCGTTACGTTGCGTGCCTTGACCGCTGTTACGCCACACGTTTCCCGTAATTGTTACGTTGTCGCTAACGCCGGATATGCCGCTGCCGCCGGATGCAAAATTACCGCCGTCAAATATGTTTCCCGTTACTGTTAGATTGCGCTGTCGGTATTCTTTGGTTGCTCCGCTTCCAACCGTTTCAATAGCAAACAATGGAGATTTGGTGTTTTCAAACAAACACCCAATTACGCGAATTCCACCATCTCCCGCTTGAAACCAAGTAGAACCAATGGCGTTGTAATTCCAATCGTAAAATCTGCAACCAATAAACGAAATGTCTTCTACATCAGTCATTTGCACCAATGTTGCATTTACGTTATTGGTGCTAAGAAATTCGCAATTATCAAATACAACGCGCCGTGCAATACCAAGCGTGCCGTCTATAAACACGGCGTTGTAGAAATTGTTCTGGAACTTTACGCGGGTCATCGTAACGCCGTACGAACCCGTGCCAATCCGCACGGTTCTGGCAGTAGTCAATGTTTGAGTGGCCTGATTGCCGTCAAACGTAATATCTTCAAACGAAAAGTTATACGCGCCATTTAACCGAAGCGCCGGAGCGCCGCTTGCGGCTGGCGTTTTAAGAATGGTGGATGCGCCGTCGCCCCAAATAGTAATGTTGTTAAACGAGGCGCTCAAATTCAAATCGTTGATGACGTATGTGCCACTTGGAAAATACAGACGTTTGTTTACAGATGCTGTCAAAGCAACCAAGACGGCAGCCGTATCATCCGTTACACCATCACCAACAGCCCCAAAGTCCTTGACCGACACACTCTCACGCAACTTGGTCTGCACCGTCGTAGCCACCGCACCAGCACCGGCTGGCGCGTAGACGACAAGCGATGAGCCAGGAGTTGCCCCAAGCACCGACGAAACAGTCGTCTGCACCGTCGCGCTACTCTGCACGACAGGCAAAATCTCCGCGCCGGTCAGCGGGGTGGCTGACGGCGGTAGTTGGGTGATTTTCTTGTTAGGCATTTAGTGCTGCCACTTTGTCTTGGAACGCTTTGATGCGTGCTTCCAGCGCGGCGCGGTCAGACGCCAACTGCGCTGCGTCGGCAAACAACTTGGCTTCTTGAGCATCCAAGGAGTCTTTCTGCGATTGAACTTGCTTTTCCCGCAGGCTCAATTCTTTGTCGCGGGCACTAAACGCAGCTTCCGTATCAGTCTCGCGGGCGTTCAGTTCCTTTTCGCGAGTGTCTTGTGCAGTTTTCTTGGATTTGGCCGCAGCGTTTTGCTCTTTGGCATCAGACAGCAAGGCAGCCGCCTGCTCCTTGGCGTTAACCAGTTCCTTGGCCGCTGCCGTGCGGTCAGCGTTGGCTGCGTTCACGGCGCTCAAGGCACCCTGGCGCTTTGCCAACTCATCACGGGTGGCAATAAGCGTAGCCAACTCGCCGGGAAATTGCTTGGTAATGTAATCAAGCATCTTGGCAGAATCCATGCCGCCCGTGTCGCCTTGTACGTCCATGATGCCCCCTTATGCGTAGTAACTAATGTTCAGCTTGGCGCTGGCAGTCTGCTCAATGAACCGAATCTTGGTCAAATCGCCGTCGTACTGCAACGTCACGCCGGTAGCCAGCGGCATACCGACCGAAGCAGTTGGAGCTACCTCGTCGTCACGCCACCGGACGTTTTGAGTCTCAGCCGTGATGATGGCAATACTAGGCTTGCATGACAAGCCGTTAACGTCAGTTGTCGGCACGGTGAGCGCGGTTGATGCGCTCAAAGAAGTGATCTGTTGGTAGCCTAGCCGAGTGGTTACAGCTTTGAGAGTGAGAGCCATTAAAATCTCCGTTCAGTAAACGATCTAATCTCGATCAAAGTCTGCAAAAGCCCCGGCGTCGGGGGTGTTGGTGCAGGCACAACTATAGCCGATATTGGTAAAGCTGAAATAGGCGCAAAGCCTAACATTTACCAAACCACCGCTTCCACTTCTTCTATCGTAGTGGCGGCGTCTACTTGAGCCACCAACCCTGATTCCTTCTCGTACAACGGGATCACCTGGGCAGCGATCTCCAGCGCAATCTGCTCCAACTGTGCCAGCGTGTAGACCGAGTATGTCCCGTCTACCGTTTTGTAGCCGCACTCCGCTGGCTGCCCTGCTGCTGCGGCCAACTGGGTCACTTGGATGGCAATCGACAGTTTGTTGTTGTCCGACTCTGTACTGCCAAACACGCCCAGCGAGGTGGTCTTGTCGGCGTACATCTCAACGCTGCGTGCCGCTGCAATCTCAGCCTTCTTCTTGGCCTTGGCCTTATCCAGATCAGACAAGATGACGTCTGGCGTAACCGTGCCGCCGAACAACTTGCAGTTGGCATCAGCGACCAGCAGGCTTTCTGCCGTAGCAACCAGACCCGTGGTGATCGTGGTGTAAATCTGGGCAGAGAAGCGATCAACAGGGCGATCTTGGTCTGTTGCGCGGTCTGCGCTGATGTAGGACGTTACCGTAGCAAACAGGTTGTCCTGCGCGTCA